AAGCCATGACTGAAGCAGACATCTACTGGACATTTGCCACCGCCTACCAGCACGGCGGTGGTTTCTTCCAAGCCCTAGCCGCTGCTGGACTCAAGGCTGACCCCGGCAATAAGCGCCGCCTACTGGATGCGTTTCCCGAGCTGGTCGCTACTTACGGCACCGCCAGCCGGATGCACCGCCAAATGCGTAGTGGAGCAGCGGTATGACCAGCAACGCCGACTACCACGCTGACCCATCCGTCAGCGCCAGCCACCTGCACGCAGTGGCTAAATCTCCCTACCACTACTGGAGCCGTTATCTCGACCCCAAGCGCATTGCGCCGGAGCCGACTGCCGCCATGCGGCTTGGCTCGCTGGTGCATTGCGCAGTGCTAGAGCCGGAGGAGCTGGCAGGCCGCTATGGCGTCTGCGCTCCACGCAATACCAAGGCCGGCAAGGAGCAAGCAGAGCGCATGGCCGCTGCTGGCATTGAAGCCATCACTCAGTCCGACATGGCGCAGGCGCTATCCATGGCACTGAGCGTGCGTCTGCACCCTGCAGCAGCAGCACTGCTCGCCCATGGCAAGGCTGAGCAGTCCTTCTGGTGGGATGACGCCGCCACTGGGCTGCGCTGCAAATGTCGCCCCGACTGGTACGACGGTGCCACGGTGGTTGATCTCAAGACCACCACGGACGCCAGCGCCGCCAGCTTTGCCCGTAGCGTGGCTACCTTCCGCTACCATGTGCAAGCGAGCCACTACCTAGCCGGCTTGCACGGTGCTGCGCGGTTTGTGTTCATTGCCGTTGAGAAGACTGCTCCGTACGCGGTTGCCGTCTATGAGCTTGACGCCACGGCCATGGCTGCTGGTGACGAGCTGCGGCAACGCGACATGCGCGTGATTGCCGACTGCCAAGCCACCAAGGAGTGGCCGGGCTACGGCGACACCATCCAAGCGCTCAGCCTGCCTTCATGGGCATTAACTGCCAACCCAACTATCACATCCGATGACTTCTAGCATCACGCTCTGGACGCCAGAACAAACGCAGCTGATCTCAACCACCATTGCGCCTGGCTGCAGCAATGACGAGTTGCGCCTGTTTGCTTACGCCTGCCAGCGCACTGGGCTGGATCCGTTCAGCAAGCAGATCTACGCCATCAAACGTGGCGGCAAGATGACCATCCAAGCCGGCATCGACGGCTTGCGTGCCATTGCCGAGCGCACCGGGCAACTGGATGGCAGCGAAACCTACTGGTGCGGTGAAGACGGCGTATGGGCTGACGTATGGCTTGGCAGCAAGCCACCCGCAGCAGCCAAGACCATCATCCACCGCAAGGGCAGCCAGCATCCATTTGTTGGCGTTGCACGCTTTGCTGACTACAACGCCGGTCAAGGCTTGTGGTCCAAGATGGGCGCCGCGATGATCGCCAAATGCTCTGAGGCATTGGCCCTGCGCAAGGCGTTTCCCGCCGACATGTCTGGTGTCTACAGCACCGATGAGATGCAGCAGGCAGAGGTAGAGCCGGTTACGGTGACCGCTGCGGCTGCGCTCCCGGCAGGCGACGCCAAGCTGTTCCAAGCCGGTAAGGCTGCTATTGCCAAGGCCGACACGCTGGCCAAGCTGCAGGAGGTGGTAGCGCGCATGGATAAGCGCAAGCCTGATCTGAGCGATGAGCAGAACGACGAGTTGCTGCGTCTTGCCGTAGAGCGCGAGGCGGTGCTATCCGACACGCCATCGGAGGATCCCTTCGCTGATGACTGAACCATTCCTCACCACTGACGAACTGGCAGCACGTTGGGGCCTGAAGCCAGCAGCCATCAAAAACCAACGTGCACGCGGCATTGGCCCTGCCTACGTCACTGCGCCACGCATTGGCCTACCGGCTGGCACACCACGTGTCCGCTATCCCCTCGCACAAGTCTTGGCTTTTGAAGAAGCCAATGGCATCACACCACTGAACTGACATGAGCCTTTACGCAACCGGCATTGTTCGCATCATCACCGACCCGCAACTGCGCGCCTTTGAATCTGGGACCATGGTCGCCAACTTCGCTGGTGGCATCCAGGAGGGTAAAGACAAAGACGGCAACTGGATCAATAACGCAATCGACTGCGAGATCTGGGGTAAGTCCGCTGAGCTGATCGTTGATAAGCTCAAAAAAGGCGACAGCATCCTTGTGACCGGTGCCGTACGCCGGCAAGAGTGGAACGACAAAGAAACCGGCACCAAGCGCAGCAAGCATGTGTTTAGCATCCAGCGCTTTGAATTCATGCCACGCGGCGCAGCAACCACCAGCGAGGAGCCTGTGTTCTGATGAACGAAACCACACTTGATCTTGCATTCAAGGAGTGGTGGGAGGCGTCTTACGGGCGCCCTCCCGGCACCCATGCAGTGATGACACACGTGGCATTTGCCGCGCATATTCTTGAACTCTTGGAGCTAATGCAAGATGATCAACCACAAGACTGAACAACGCCGTGATGACTACTTGCAGTGGTTGTACGAGCAAAGCGGCCGCACCTGCAGCACATACACCGGGCTGTATCAACAGCGCATTGCTGATCTGATCAAACGCGATATGGCAGAGGCTTTAGGTGATGAGTGATCTTGTCAACCATCCGCCGCATTACAAGCACAGCGACATTGAGTGCATTCAAGCCATTAAGGCAGCACTTGGTGATGATGGCTTCCGCGCTTACTGCAAAGGAAACGTCATCAAATACCTATGGCGCGCCGAGCACAAAGGCAATGCCGATCAGGATTACGGCAAAGCTGATTGGTACATGCGCAGGTTGCTGCTGCATGTAGATGAGTGATCCGTTTAAGCGCGGCGAGGCAAACTACGCCGCGTTTCTTACAGAAGATCACGTGCGTGAACTGCGCCAGTTGCGTGTTGCTGGCAACAGCTACAGACAACTAGCAGATCGCTACGGCATCGACAAGAAACACGCATGGCGCATCTGCCAACGCATTGCATGGAGCTGGCTGGATTAGCCAGCCTCACTATTTACCCAACCAATGACCATCCTCTGCGACTACGAGATCAAAGCACTGTGCACCGATGGCATGGTGCCAAACTACGACGAGGCATTAATCAATCCCGCCAGCCTTGACCTACGGCTTGGTGACACGATCATGATTGAGTCTGCCGAAAACCTAAACATGCGGCCGCTCAGCATTGCGGGACGCACGGCAGAGAATCCTTACGAACTCAAGCCTGGGCAGTTCATCCTTGCGCAGACGATTGAAGTGTTCAATATGCCGGAGAACATTGCCGGCCTGTTCTTCCTTAAGTCAAGCCGCGCGCGGGAAGGCTACGAAAATCTGCACGCCGGTTACGCAGATCCTGGCTGGCATGGCAGCGTACTGACCTTGGAACTGAAGAACTCACGCCAGATCCTGCCGCTGCCGCTTTGGCCTGGCTTAAAAATCGGGCAGATGGTGTTCTTTCGCATGAGCCAGCAGCCGGTGACCAGCTACAGCGTCACAGGCCATTACAACTCAGACATCACGACGACGGCCTCGAAGCAGTTCCTCAGCGGCATCTAGATGCCACTGCTCTAGACCAGTCCGCAACGCTGCCGACGCCTCTTGCGCAAGCCAGTGGATTTGAGACCGCTGGCTTGCTTCTTGCTCGGCTATCAACAGCGCATATTCCAGCAGTCCGCCCCAATCTGCTGCAGCATGTAACGCACGTAGCTGCGCAGCATTGGCAGCGCCGTGGAATTGTGCTTCCATTGTATGCACTAACGGATTTTCCATGTCTGACGCTATTGGCGACTACTTGAACAGTATCGCGCGGTATCCACTTTTAACACCGCAACAAGAGATACAACTTGGCCGCCGAGTCTCAAAGTGGAGAGAACTAAAGGATCTTGAAAGACCTTTAACGACACAAGAGCGCCGCGAGCTACGCAGCGGCGAACGTGCGCGGCAAAAGTTCATGCAATCCAACCTGCAGCTTGTAGTGCATGTTGCACGCAAGTACAGCAGGCGCAACACGCAAACGCTTGACATGCTGGACTTGATCCAGGAGGGCAACATCGGTCTTGCGCGTGCTGTCGAGCTGTTTGACTACACTCGCGGGTATAAGTTCAGCACCTACGCCTACTGGTGGATCCGCCAATCCATCGGGCGTGCATTGATTCAATACGATCCAATCATCAGGCTGCCGCTTGGCGTGCATGAAATGCTGATCAAGCTCAACAAGACAGCACAGGCATTTGCGCAAGAGCATGGACGCACTGCGACCATGGCGGAGCTTGCCGCAGTGCTTGATGTGACCCCTAAGGTGATATCTGACACATTGCAGCAGTCGTATCGGGTCACAAGCCTTGATAAGCCTGCGCAAGATGAATCATCTAACATTCTTGACATCATTGCCGATAAAAGACAATACGACGTTGAATACGATTGGCAGCTTGAAACAGTGCGCGACTATTGCGATGAGCATTTAGATGATCGCACTCGTGAAATCATCTATGCACGCAACAGTCGCAATCCAGTGCCATGGAATGACCTAGAAAAGCGCATGGGCCTATCGCGTGCGCGCATGTGCGAAATACAAAGGCGTGGTATCAGCCGCCTTCGTATGCTGATAGGCAACCCGCTGGCAGGCACCCCACTTGGAGCCAACAATACAGAAAGTCGGGAACGTCTGGAGGGTCTGCCTAGCGGGAATGTGTAAAGATCACCAGCAAGAATGGCAGGCTAGGGTGTTCTATCATCAGA